AGTATTTGTTTCTAAATAGAAAAGCCGCCCTTGTGAAAAGACGGCTTCGCAAAGTGTATGGAGAAATACTAGTTTGTTACAATATTCGCATCTACTGGCGCAGCAGTAGCAAACAAAGTTGCTAGTCCCGCTTCCGTAGTACATTCTAAGAAGTTCGCGGGGCTTACCTCTTGCGCTGTAAAAGTCAATCCGTAACCGTTAAAGTCACCCAAAGCACTTCCTGAAGAAATAGTACCCGCTGAAACGTCAGCGCCTTGGTCTAGTCCCATCAAAAAGAACTGGTCTGTCATACTTCTAACAACGATTCTAGGACGTCCGTACGCTAACATCTTAATATTTTTGTGCGTAGCGACATCCTGCTTTTTAAATTGTACCGTTAAAGTTTGTTCAAAGAATGTAGTTCCGTTTTCTCTACTTGAATTAATTGTAGTTTCAAAAGAGTTAGCACCTTTTAGTTCATATTTGAATAGGTCTAAAGTCGCGGCTGGTTCCCACGTTTCAATAGCGTCAGTATTCGTAGCATCGTAAACAACGTTAGCAACGTCTAAGTCATCGTAATTTATAAAATAAATCGCTTTAAGACCTGAAACGCTATCCTTACATTGCTCTAATCTGCCGTTTGCAATTTCACAAGACATAATTTTTAGTTTTTAAATGTTAAAAAAAAAGGGTGGCGTTTGTTTCACCACCCTATAAATAGTTATTATAATATTAAATTCCGTAAGAAACTACGTCTTCAGCAAAACCATATTTAGCGTCTGCGGTAAACCTCATTATTACTCTTACGTTTTGTGAACCGTCATTTTCAGACATATCCAAAACTCGAACTTCGTTCATATCGTTAAGCAATCCTGTAGCGAAATACAAGTTAGAAGTTTGAGCAAGTAACGCAGTGTTAGCAGCAAGACCCGGAGCCATAAATACTTTTACTCCGTCAAAATAAACATCGTTCAATACTTGGTTAGTTCCTTTGTTGTCGTAACCGTTAGCACCTACTCCAGCAGCAGCAAAACCACCTAAAGCACGTACATACGCTCTATAGATATTGTTAGAAACATATAGTTTCAAATCTTCTTTACCGTAAAGTTGTGAAGGTAGCGCGTCTAAAATAGAACCTAATTGTGCAATAACGTTAGTAGCATCTACCGTAGTACCCGCAATCTTTTGACCTGCAGGTAAAGTAGCGTCTGCGTCTAGTTGTGTCATAATACCCGCGAATTGTCCCGCTGTAGCATTAACACCTTGCCAAATAGAAGTTTCCATAGCAGCGGCAACTTTTTCAGCAGCGTGTGCGATTAAGAAATCAGCAAATGACTTTGGTAATACGTCAAACGCTGAATAACCCATTTGAATGGCATCAAAGTCGCTGCGAAAATCAGTTTTGCACAAAGTAAGGTTAACTTGATAAGACTCAGGTTGTAATATTTTTTCAGTCAAAGTAATCGTAGAAGTAGGGTCGAAGTCACAAGTTGCGTTAGCAATAATTGAATCCGTAGCAACCTTCTTAATTACTTGCTTAAATTTTACGTTAGGCATAATTGTTATTCCGCCTTTTTCTAAAGTTGGTGCGCTTAATAAAGCCGCAGCAATATACTTACCCGCAAATTCACCAGCATATGTAGTGCTTATTGACGTAGTAGTACTTAAATTAATTTTTTCCATTTTGTATAATTTTTTTGTAATTTATTAAACCGTTGTAAAAGTAATTGAGGCAGCAGAAGCACCGACTCCAGTAACGTACCAATTTGTACCGTCACAAGATAATTGTACAGTATCTCCTACCGTTTCAGCAGCGTGTGCGAAAGTAATAGTGTTTCTACTTGCTGACGCAACAAAAACAGAATTTACAATAGCACCGCCTTGTATAACTGCTGACGCAGCTTTTACCGTCCACGCAGTAGTAGCGAAAGTTGCACCTACAACAAACTTGTAAGAAAAACCAGCAGAAGTTGCTACAGCAGGTAAAGTTACTTGCGCACCCGCAGCCGCGCTAAGTATTAATAATTTTCCGCTTTCTTCAGCCGTCAAGGTTGCAGCAGCGCTTAATGTTTCTACTTGCCCTACTTGTCGTAAGTCATCGTTAGAAACGGTTGTTAGTGTTGTACTCATTTTCTATATTTTTTTTAGTTATTACTTATTTATTTTTTCTAGTATAGAATCCATTATAGTACGCTCTCTTTTAGAAGCTAACTTAATGTTTTCAATTTTTTGTACGTTTTCAGGGTTGAAGCTAATAGGATCTACCGTTACTTCTTCCGAAGCAAGTTCTACTACGTTACCTGAAAGTTTTGCTTTTAGTTCTTCGTTTTCTTTTTTCAATGCTTCCATTTCAGAAAAGAATGTTTCTTTAACTACGCTTTCAATAGTTTTCTTTACAGCTTTTGTAGGTTCGTCAGACATTTCTTCTTCCATTGGTTCGTCTTTTTGTACTTCTACTTCTTCCTCTACTTCTTCTTCTTTTTCTTTTACTTCAGCAATAAGACCTTCTTCAGCTACTACCAAAACACGACCATCTTCCAAATTATAGCTTCCTACTGGCAAAGGTATTTTTTGTTCGTCTTCAGTTACGACTACTACTTCATTGTCCGCTTCAAATGCTTCCGCTTCTATTACGGTTACGTTATCGTCTAACTTCATTGTTTCAAGTTTTACTTCCATTCCTAAAAGTATTCTAACTTTGTTTAATATTTGATTTGTGTTCATTTTTGTTTTTATTTATTGTATTTATCTATTGCTTCATAAGTTTTATAACTTCTACTTCCGTCATCAATTAATTGATATAAATCTTTTAATCCTTGTATTCCATTTGGGTCAATACCTAAATCCTTAGCTTGTTGTTTTATATTATTAATTATTTTTTGAGACTCTGAATAAACTTTTTTATCAAATGCGTAAAATTCTTTTGCTTTTGCTTTTAAAGCCATAAATTTTTCATCTAATTGTCTATGTTCATTAAATGCGGTTTGAAAATTTACATTTGCTTTTATATAATCAGCAACTACTTTTTTTAAATCATCTACCAAAGCAAGTTCAACTTCGTGTTTTGCTAACTCTACCTTCTCAGTAAATAGCTTGTCGTAAATTGTTTTTCTAGTATTCATAATTATATAACTTTTTTATTAATTACTTGTTCCATTTTTAAGTGCTTACCCGTACCGTAGTTCTTACCCCGTTTACTTCCGTTACCGTTACTTGTTGTGGTGGCACACTTGCTGTTTTACCTATTCCTTGCGCTTGTAAGTCACCGTTGCAACACTTAGACCTGTACTTGCCGTCAGGACATAAACAACCACGCTTACCGCCTAAAGGACTTGACTTACTTTTTGTAGGTGTGTTCATTTATTGTGATACTATTATTTTTTTTAAATCTCTTACATATTGTGAATTAAAATTATATCTTCGTTCTAATTCTTTTAATTGTGGTACTTCAATAGGAGCTACTCCTAATTCACGCGCCATTTCTGTAATTTGAGTATAAGCTGTTAAATATTCACCTTTTTCAATTTCTCTAAATTTCTTTGTTGTATCGTCAACTTTTTTATTGTATTTTTTTATTTGTTCGTCTAATTGGTTTTTTAAGTCAACTGTATTTTGTAATTGATTATCTCTAAATGAATCAAAAGATTTAATTGCTTTATCTGCTATTCCAGCTAATTCAACTTTGTGTTTTGCTAATTTAATTATAACCTTTTTAGCTATGTCGTTTATTATTTCTTCTCTCATTGTAGTAAACCTTTTAGTTTATTAATTATTTCTTCTTTGTTTTTATTCTCTAAACTCATTTCGTACTTGTCAGCAAAATAACCCTCTATTGAAAAACCTTTTACCTTACCCGCTTTTACATCCTTCCAAACTTGATCGTTGTTTACCTTCATTGAAATCATCCAAGTTCCTTTTGGTAAGTTAAAGTCGTATAGTTTGCTTTTGTCCGTCTTTTCGTCTTCAATTATCCAACTTTCAACTACTGACATTCCGTTTAATTCTTGCTTGTGTTCGTAAGTAGCGTTGTTTTGATTACCACGCATTAAGAATAATTCACTTGCCTGACGTACCGTCTTTTCACTAAAGTAAATGTAGTATTCTTCTTTTCCGTTTTGACGGTAGATTTGTTTGTTAGGTATTAAAGCTGCACCCATTAGTATGCGTTTTTCTTCGCTTACTTCTTTAAGTTCTAGTTCGTGTTTTTTTAACGCTATAAAGTTTTCTTCTATAGCGGGTGAATTTACAACCGACACGGCAGTAATACCAGCGTCTTGGTCTTTTTCGTCTATTATTAGTTCAATAATATTCATAATCTTATAACTTAAAAATGGTTAAAGCGTTGCGTTTTGTATTCGGTTTCTGTCTAAACTTTGTGCGCTTGTTACATCACCGCTTACTACATACGCTTGTACTGGTTGTTGTTGAAGTTGTGCTAATTGGTTTACACCGCTAGAACCTATCGTGTTAAATTGTGGTGTAGTAGAAGCACCGCCTCCACCACCACCTCCACCACTAGCGGGAGCGCTTGGCGCTGAACCACCGCCTAAAGACTTTAACGCTTTAGCAGTTGCGGCAATGTTAGCCGCTATTCCTATTCCTGTTGAAATATTGTTAAGTGCTATTACGGGTAAGGCTGCTGCACCACTAGATGCGATTGCTTGTGGCGTTGCTAACGCTCCCGCATTGGCTAACTTATTTGAAATAATCATTTTAGCTATACCAATTGCACTTTCAGCAATAACCGCTGCTTTTTGCACACCCTTAGACTTTTCAAATAACCCTCTGATTAACTGAACACCTTGTAAAGCCGTGTCTAGTCCTTGTTGTTGAATAGCCGCTTTTTGTTCTGCTACTGCTCTTGCTTCTGCAACTGACTTTTCGTTAGCCTTTTTTTCAATAGCACCTAGTTCGTTTGCTTTTGCTTGTTCGATTATTGCTAATTGTTCAGCGTTACCCGCAGCTAAAGTTTGTAGTTCAAAGTACTTGTCGTTGACGGCTTGTATTTCGCGTTGTTCTTCTGTTAGTGTGTTTTGAAAATTCTGTTCTGCAAGTGCTTCTATAATATTGTCAAACTCCCGTTGTAAACGTATTTTATTATTGTTAGCGTCTTGTTGTGCTTTACGTTGCGCTGCATAAAATGCTTCGTCTGACTTTTCAAGGTCTTTGTTTAAGTTGTTTTGTATTTCAAGTATTAACTCTGCGTTTTTCTTTTTGTCTTTTGCCGTTAAGGATAAGTCTTCTATTCGTCTTTGCGCACTAACTATAAGCTGTGTTTGTTCTCTTTGGTTAACGTCTTCAATAGCTTTTATTTCTTCGTCTTGTATTTGCCTTTTTAAATTTCTTAAATCTTGTGCAGTTTGTTTAGCATTGTCTACAGCTGTTTTATTCCTATCCTTAGCATCTTTTTTAGCATTTATGTCTATAATTTTTAACTCATTCTCTGAGTCAAGAATGCTATTTACAGCCTCTTTATTTTTTGCTTTTACTATATCAATTTTTTCTTGAGCAACATTTGCAAAAAACCTACCTGATTTAGTAGATTGGTCAAACTGTAATATATTTACTTCAAGCGCATCTAGGGTAGCTTGTAGTTCTTTTTGTAGTTCCTTTTGGTAAGCAATAGAACCTGAAACTTTTTGTTTTGTCAAAGCATCAACAGATTTACCCTCAGCACTTCTAACAGCTATTAGTCTATCTATTGCTTTTTGTTCTTTGTTAAAAGCGTTTTCTTTTGCTTCTTTTATTTTTTGTATTCTTTTAGCTTCTTCCGCGTATCTTTGGCTTTCGTTTTTTGCACGTTCCTTACCAGCAAAATCCGTCAATCCAATCGCATCACCTATATTTTTTAAACCGTCTATAACAGGGGTAAAAACATTTAGTAATTTGTCAAAGTTAGCAACTAACAAACCTACACCCACAATTAAAGCACCTACACCAGTAGATATTAACGCTATTCTAAATAGTTTTAAACCCTTTGTCGTTGCTGTAGTTACAAAATTATAAGCAGCAGTAGCAGCAGTTAGTAAGCGTTGACCTAATGCGGTTTTTTTAGCATCATCTCCTAACGCTATAAAAGAAGTTTTAGCCTCTTTGAGTCCTTGTAACCCTTGAGATAAAGCCATTGCACTCTGCACTTTCAATAAAGCGGCTTGTACATTTTCACCTTCAACACCAAACAATGCCATAGAACCTTGAGCCAACTCAAAGCCTGAAGCAACACCACCTAAAGCACCGCCTAATTTTTGAGAAAGCGTCATTGAAGCTGCGTCAACTGCTAAATCAGTATTAATTTGTACTTTTCGATATTCACCTACTGTATTTAATAAGTTTTTATATTCGTTAGAGGTGTAATCCCCAGCAGCCGCAAGTTCATAAAGTCTATCTTCAGCTTCACCCATTCGAGTGGTTAACGGTTGTAAATCGCCATAGACATCTTCAAAAGATCTGTTTACGTCCCTTGCCGAATTTGCTGTATTATCTAAAGCTTTGTCTAAAGAATTTAAATCTTTTTCAACTTGTTTAAAGTTTTCTTTTATTTCTAATTCAATTGTCCGTTTTTCTGCCATCTCGCTGTTGTATTTTTAAGTTTCTTCGTCTTTTTTCAACTTTCCATATTCCTTTTATGTCGGTAGGCATAGAATATAAACCCTTTGCTATTTGTATGTTTTCGGACTCGTTGTAAAAGTCATCTAATTGTAACATAGCTATAATGTTCTTAATCATATTTGTAAAATTATAAGGTTGTTGGCTTGTGTGCCGTTCCAAAAAGTATACGTAACTACAACCGTAATTACTTGCGTTTGGCTCTCTTCGGTTATTATGTTTTCAAATTCTTCAGTAATAAAGTCAAAGCGTTCTTCGGTTATTAACTGCGTTCTAGTGTTAGGGTTTGCAGGTACGCATATTTCTACTACACCGTCAGCGGTTAACGTACTAGGTGTTATTGTTACACCCGCAGTAACACACGTTAAGTCAGCTTGTATAGCATTGTTTGGTAGGTCTACCCTTACGTCTACGCATTGTGCGCTTTCGTCTAGTTCTATTGGTCTACCACCGTTTAGTAAACCACCTGAAACAGGTCTAAAGTCTAAATACAAAGTAAAGTCTACGTCACCCGTTGTTAAATTAGACTTCATTTCGTTTATAATATACCTTTTGTCCCTTATTATTATTCTATCGTTTATTCTTAGTCCAGTAAGTAAACTTATTGGCAGGTTTGTTTTTACGCTTATTAGTCTATTCTTTAAGTTAAATAGGTTGCTTAGGTAAGGAAAATAATATGTAGCAAATAAACCGTTTTGTATTGTTTCATTGTGTATTATAGAATTGTCTGCGCCAAAGTTTAAACTATATTTCGTGTTTTGATAGCTGAAGTCTTGACCAAATAAAGCGTAGCTAGAAATGTTATCGTGACCGCTTCCGTTGTAAAATTTAATGTCGTGTACTAAAGCATCACTTTCGCCATACAAATAAAGCAAAGTAGGTTTAGGTGTATAAGCTTGGTAAGTTTCGTTTAAGAAATAACCTAATATAGCGTAGTCCCCCATATTGTCTAAAGCACGAGTAAATAGTAAATTCTCAAACGGACTTTCTATTATGTATTCGTCACCGTCATACGCGTATTGATATTCTACGTTTCCGTAGTGTTGGTTTGTTATTTTAAAATAGTCTTTGTTTACAAAACTTTCGCCTTCTTGGTATTTAAAAGAAATCTTTTTATATAGCTTAATTCGTTCTACGTCTATGCTATCTATAATCGTGTATTCAGTTACGTCAACTAAAGCGCCTTTTGCATACCATTCGTCTAATGGTAAAACTTCAAAAACGTTTTCGCTAACACCTACACACGTAGCGTTAAACTGCTTTAACACACCTGAAAAGAAATCCGCTACTTTCATTTCGGGTAGCGTTTGGTTTAAACTTACGTTACCGCTTAATGCCGTTGTATTCGTTTCTATCGTAGACATAGAAATAGTTTGTGAACCATTATAAATAGCTACAATTTTATAAAAAATCCTTAACCCTACGTTCATACTATTTGTAGCGCGTAACTGAAAAGTAATATTTGTGTTTAGTCCACTAGTGTTTTGAAATACAATATCGTTTAGCGTGATTGGTGTAGACGTTTCTAGCGTTTGAAATAAGTTACCGTCTTGGTATACATCAATATATACAGTACCGGCTGCACTTAATGAAGTTACTCTTAAACCTATTAAGTGGTTAGTTATAGCTGAACCAAACTCTTGTAAGTTAATAGTGTTATTTGCTAAATCTACAAAGTCACCCGCGCTTTGTGAACTGACGTTAGACCAGTCAAAACTATCAAAATCAACTTTAGTACTAAAGTCTACGTCTGTAGCTTCAGTAATAAAAAGATACTCAATAGCGTTTTTACCTACTAAAAAAACATTTGTAAACTTCGGGTCATCTAAAAAAGTACCTGTAAAAGTTAACCCGTACTGCGCCTCTATAGTTTCAAATATTTTACTAATCTTTACAGCAGGGAATAACTCATCGTATTGAATTGCGTGTGCTGTATTTGTAATGTCTTCACCAGCGCCAGTGTGGTAAGTCCAAAGTCTATCATTTGCTATTAAAGGGTAACGAACATCGTAGTCCGTAGCTAAGTCCGTAATTCTGTCTAATACTTCTGCACCTGTAAAAGCGAACTCTAACGAACTTAAATCTAGGTCGCTTAACTTCTGTTCTCCAAACGCATCTTTTAACGCTCTAATGTCACCGTAGAAGGTTATAGTGTAGCTTTCAGCTTGTCCGTTTTTTATGTTTGACTTTTCTAAACTAATCTTACCGCGTCTAAAAGGTGTTAGGTCTATTTCAATGTATGCTTTTCGTCTTTGGTTATGGTCTACTAAACTATTTGCCGTGTTTATTTCTCCTATGTCGCTTTGGTAAAAGTGCTTAAATATAGCGTTGTTTATAGTTGTAGCAGGAACGGTAAAACTTTGCGAAAAGTCCGTATATACTTTGCTAATGTCAGAAATGTTTTGTACGCTGCTATTTACTACTATTTGTTCGTCGTTAAATAGTTCTAACTGCAAGTAGTCACCGCTGTCTATTACTGGTTCTATAAAAACTTGTATTCGTCTTTTCATTATACTACACTATTTATAACATCGTAAGCAAACTCGAACTCTAATTGGTAGTTAATCATTTTTGTATTTATGCTTTGAAATAACTCGGTTGACTTCGTGTTAAGTTTTGCAGGGTAATTGTTAATAAGTATTTTTTCACTTAGCATTAATTGCTTTAGTAAGTCGTTGTATTCTTCAGCTACCCAGTCCGTGTTTACCTTAATAGACTTTTTACCGTTAGTGTTAAACATTTTTCTTTGTCCTTCTAAAACATTGTAATCAGAAAAAGAAGATTGCATAGTATTATATTCCGTGTTTTCAAAGCTAAACGTGTTATTGTTTACAGCAAAAAACCAAGTGCGTTGCCAACAGCCATACTTATTTACAAAGTCACAAACTACGGGTACATACTTGCAATTTATGTAAGGTTTAAATATTCCTGTCCATAGTACCGCGTTACCTGTGTCAAGTATTTCTAATTTGTTACCGTCATCGTAGTAACTTACATACAACCGCATTACGTCTGTTAGTTGGTTGTTAGTTAAGTTTTGTGTATGCGTTGCACCCGTTACTAAATTCGTGTACTTTGCTTTGTATGAAGTTCCTGACTGCACCATAATAAAACCGCCTCTATAATCTGCGTTTGTACTTGGGTCGAAGTTGCTATCGTAAGCATATACATACGTGCCTTCTTCGTGTAGTATGTCATCAGTCAACGTAGGGTTATAACCTTCTTCGTAATAACCAAAGCCGTCAAAACCTTTATAAGTAGTAGTGTCTAATAACGTGTAAACGTGCGCGTCTAGTTTATAGCGTTTTACTTGTACGTTACACCACTGGGTAGTTTGACTTGCGCTATATGTACTATACGGTGTTTGTCTTACGTTCCACGTTATGTACTCGCGTATGTAAGGACTTATATTATAGTACGTGTTTAAGTTGTTAGTAGCGGGTATTAATTTACTTAATGTATACTGCGGTGTTGCGGGTGCTGAACCCGTACCATTCCATATAAATAGTTCTACCTTACTGCCTTCTTGTCCTGAAGAATTTATTGTAATTATGTACGGTGAACGTGCGAATATGCCCATCTTATTATTTTTTAAAGTTTTCGTTTAGTATTTGTGTGAATAGTTCTTCGGCTTCTAGTCCGTATTTTTCTACAAGCGTGTCAGGTAGTCTTTTAAAAGCAGCTTCAAAAGGTTTCGTAAAAAATAAACTTGGCTTTATACCACGCGAATATATGTTACGCGCTATTACATACGCTAAAGACTTATAGTTTCCTTTTGCGTATTTTCCCTTTGCATCCCTAAATCTTATGTTTCGTCTTTTTGCCCACGTTTCTATGCTGTTAACAAACGTTCCCCAGGTGCCACGCTTTGAACCACTACCAAACTTAAACCTACTATTTGGTGCCTGTTGTCCTTTTATCTTTGCGTTGGGACTTACGTTACTTGGGTTAGCACCTCGCACACCTTCGTTTTGATACCAACCGTATTCAGACATCTCAAAAGACACTTGTATAGAATTCGGACTTTCCTTAACATACCCCTTTATAGAATTTTGTAGGTTGCCTAAACTTTTAGGTGCGTTTCTTTTTGCCTCGCTTATTACGTGATCACGAAATTCGTTTAAAGACTGCTGAACGGTTTTTAACATATTGTCATATCGTTAGGAAACAATACATCAAATGTCATAGTCCACCCCGCTAACTTGTTTTCAAACCTATCTATAAAAGGTTCGCAGTTAGGACTTCCAGTAACTTGAAAGCTATCGTCGTACAAGTCACCACGTCTTAGCATTTCGTACACCCTGTTTAATATTGCTAGTTGCGTATTAAGTACGTCTAGTTCGTTATCGTTGCCTTCAAATAAAGAAGTTGTTTCGTCTTTTGATATGTCTACTATGTCCATAGCCATTATACTAACGTTTGCTTGTTGTACGTTATTTACAAACTGAACGCTGTTTACAATTATATGTACTAAAGGAAAAATAGTCTGCTTGTTTAAGTCAACTTCAAATATGTCACCCTGCGTAACCGTGTTTACTAACGCATCACTATCAAAGTGTGCTTTTATTTTAGTTAATAAGTTGTAGTACCCCGTCATTGTCTATATTGTTTTCTAAGTTCGTTGTGTTCGATTTGGTTCTTTTGTTTTTCAAAGGTGAGATAGGTAAGACATTTAGTAAGTCGTAGTCTAGTGACTTCGTCAAACTTTGTAGCATCTCCTTTAGCGATTGCATATATGCTTCCATACCACCCCCAAGTTTGGTTGAATTGTCCTCGTTCGGTAAAGTCGCTGAAGTTATTTTGTTCTTCTTCGTCTCGCGTTGTAAATAACTCATTGTAGCTACTAACAATTCTTTTTCTAAATTCCAAAAAAAAAGCGTTGCGCTAATTGCTACTGACAAAGGTGCGTACTGCATTAAGTCTTGAAATGCTACGTTTGGTTCGTAGTCTAATATTTCGTAACCGTTCTTAGTTCGTGTTTTTATAGGTCTATAAAGTACTGCCATAGCTTTATGGTAGCTACTCCAGTTTTGAACGTGTGCGTCTAAGTCTACGTATTCACCAAAAGTAATTTCTTCTAGGTTAGGTATAAACCCAAACTCATAGCTACCCATTACAAAGGTTTGCTTTAACTTAGGTTTTTCGCTGAACAATTTAGTAAAGTGTTGTATTAAGTCGTTTAAGTCCGTTACCTTAATTTTTACCACGTCTTTTAAATCTACACCGCAAAATATTTCAATCATTTTCTGCGCTACAAATTCTTCATCGTTAGACGTGCTTTGTACTTTTAAAAAGTCTTGGTAACGTTTTAAAGGTATTTCGTCTAGACTTGTCGGTATGTTTATTTTAACCTTCATATATGTATAACTTTATTTTTTGTTATTGTAGTAAGCAAGTGC